CAAGAAATTTCAGCAATGGTTTTACAGAAAATGAAACAAACTGCTGAGGATTATTTGGGTCAATCAGTAACTGAAGCGGTTATTACAGTCCCAGCATACTTCAATGATGCTCAAAGACAAGCAACAAAGGAAGCTGGGGAGATTGCAGGGTTGAATGTAAGACGTATTATCAATGAACCAACGGCCGCAGCATTGGCTTATGGTCTTGATAAGAAGAACAAAGACTCAAAAATCGTTGTGTTTGATTGTGGTGGTAAAGTTTGTGCCTCCGCGTATTAAAAATTTTAATACGAAAAACTAAAAATCGGTAAATTGACGGGGAACTCCTTAGAGTTTAATTAACCAAGTTAAAGTAGTGATATTTTGATGGCCAAATGTAATGATTTGGGTATGGTAAAATAAGTTAAAATTGGAATATCCGCAGCGAAGTGTCTTAGTGATAAGATAAACGTTCAACGACTAGATAAAGTAATCTCATTTTATGAGAAGAAATATCCACGAAAACCGATAATAGGTGAAACCTTTGATATATTGTGATATTTATATAGAAATATATATTATGAATAAAATTGAAGGTACAGAAAAGTTCTTTGACTTATTGGAAAAAAGTATTATAGGTGTAGAAACTATAAATGGTAGTTTTTTGGAAAAAGATTTTCTAAAATTGTGTTGGTTTAAAAACAAATACTCAAATTTAGATTACCCTTCACTGAGCATTTTTTATAATAATTCTCCTTTGAATCGTAACAATCATAAAGTGACGTATGAATGTTTGTGTGGACAAATAAACAAAATCCACATTAAAAAATTTTTGTCTAAAAAAACTTTGGTTTGTTCTAAATGTCGTGAAACTGAAGAAAAAAGAAAAAAACATAGTGAATTATTACGCAGTAAAGATTTTAAGAAAAAGGATAACACGATAAAAAAAATGTCAAATGAAGAGGAAATTAATAGTGGTGAAACTCAATTCAATTTAGAGAATTACGAATTTAAAGAAAAATACTATCATAGAAATTTAACTTTAGGTGAGTTTAACCAAATAAAGGAAAAAATAGTTGCCGTAAATGGTATCAATGTGGTTGGTAAAGAATATATTTTTTTACCAACAATAAAGGTGAAAAATCAAACTAAATATTCCCAATTTATTTTAGAAGATGAAAATAAAATCCCATTCAAGAATATAATGTTTAAATGTGATAATTGTGATGATGTGTTTAACACTTCAAGGAAACCAAAAAATAAAATCAATAATTATAAAATACTTTGTCCTAAATGTTCTTTGTGTAATAAAACATTTAAGATTCGTAATTTAAATACTATTTTTGGTGACAAAATAATTTATCAAAGTAATTTAGAAAAGGAGTTCATTAAGTGTTGTGAGATAAGAAATATTAGAATACTTAATGGTCCAAATATAAATTACGACTTTAAGGGAAAGGTTCATAAATATAGAGTTGATTTTTATTTACCTAAACACAATCTGTTGATTGAAATAAAGGCAAACCACATTTGGCATAGAAAACAATTAGAATGTGGGGTTTGGAAAAGTAAAATACTATCAACAATAGAATACACTAAAGAAAATAATTTAACCTATAAAATACTATTCCAAGAAGACATTGAAGAATTTTTTAATCTATTAAGATATAGTCTGGACTATGGTGAAAATCATAGAAGTTAGGATAAAGAGCCTAACGATAACATATCGGGAACTCATGATGTATCTATCCTTGAATTGGGTGGTGGAGTATTTGAAGTATTGTCTACTGATGGTGATACCCACCTTGGAGGGGATGATTTTGACCAAGCAATCGTGGATTGGTTGACAACTGAGTTTAAAAATGAGAATGGGGGTTGGATTGAAGATTCAATGTCATTACAAAGACTTAGAGAAGCCGCAGAGAAGGCCAAAGTTGAACTTTCATCATCTCAAAGCACTGAAATCAACCTACCATACTTTATGGTTATTGATAATCAGCCAAAACACCTTGTAAAAACACTTACAAGAGCTAAATTTGAACAGATTATTGACAAATTGGTTGAAAGAACAATAAATCCTTGTAAATCAGCCCTTAAAAACGCTGGATTATCGATAAATGACATTGATGAAATCATTTTGGTTGGCGGATCAACAAGAATTCCTGCAATCCAAGATGCAGTAAAAAAATTCTTTGGAAAAGAACCATCAAAAGGTGTGAATCCTGATGAAGTTGTTGCTTTAGGTGCTGCAATTCAAGGTGGTGTATTAGCTGGTGATGTAAAAGATGTTCTTTTATTAGATGTTACTCCACTATCATTAGGTATTGAGACAATGGGTGGTGTATTTACAAAATTAATTGAAGCTAATACTACAATTCCAACTAAAAAATCTCAGGTATTTTCAACCGCATCCGATAATCAACCATCAGTTGAAATTCATGTGTTACAAGGTGAAAGACCAATGGCAAAAGATAATAGAACAATAGGTAGATTCCACTTGGATGGTATTCCTGCCGCAATGAGGGGTATACCACAGATTGAAGTTACTTTTGATATTGACGCTAATGGTATTATCAATGTATCAGCGTTAGATAAAGGAACTAATAAACAACAAAAAATAAGAATTGAATCTTCATCTGGATTATCTCAATCTGAAATTGACAGAATGAAAAAAGAAGCTGAAGAAAATGCTGAAAGTGATAGAATTGTAAGAGAAACGGCTGAAAAAATAAATGAAGCTGATAGTACAATTTTCAATATTGAAAAAACTTTGAAAGACTTGGATGACAAAATCAGTGATGAAAATAAGACTGAAGTGAAAAAAGAATTAGAAGTTTTGAAGAACGCTAAAAGTACAGGTGATATTGATACTATCAATAACGCATTAGATAATGTTAATAGTAAGATGCAACAAATTACTCAAGAATTGTATAGTAATGTGAATAATCAACCAGAAAGTTCAGATAATTTTACAGGGAATGATGTTGAATTTGAAGAAGTAAAATAGAGTAATAAATAATCCCCAATGTTAAAGTTGGGGATTATTGTTTTCAATAGTTTCTGTTAGTTCTTGAGTTGGTTCAGTATTTGATATTTTTTTCTTTTCTGATTGAATTTGATAAACCATATAACCAGCAACAAAAAATTCAATACTAACCCAAATTGCAAAATCTGACATTAACAATGTTTTATGTTTTTCAAGTAAAAAGAAAATCATACCCCATTGAGCAATAATAAATGCAATTCCTGATTCAATTCTTTTTTTTGAGAAGAATGATTCTTTAGAAGAATACATATTGGTAATTTCTCTAATTAACCATTTGATATTTTCCCAACCAAAAAATAATTTCTTTTTCATAGTGTTTTTATTTTATAAATATATAAAAATAAAAAAAGAGGAAGTAGCGAATTTCCTCTTTCTTTGTTACCATAACTGATAACGGTCCTAAAAGTCCTCATATTGAGGTTAGATTATTCTCCTTTGATAAGAGCCAAACATCTTTTTAAATATTCTTTTGCTCTTGGAGATGGAGTATATTCATCGTCTTTGGTTTGAAGATTTAACACTCTTTCAATGTCTTTAACAAGTTCAGTTCCATGTTCATTTTCTTTATATAATTCAATGATTTTGTCCATAGCTTTATGACATTGACTTGTTGTTTCATCATAATAATTTTTATTTCTAAACTTATTAAGATGGTGCATCATATTATAAGCTAAATGATTTCCACCATCTTTGATGTCTTTGAAAAGTCTTATATTATTTAGGATACCCAAAGAGTCAACCATTGAATTAACTCCTTTTTTTCTTTTAGAAACACCAGAAGCGTAATCAACATATTCATCAGCCATACCAACTATTTCATCTAATGGGACTACATTTTCAGGAACACAATGATGTTTTTGTTCTTCTTGTTGTTCAGCCTCGTTTAATTTACGTCTAATAACTTTTCTAAGTTTTGCTTCATCTAAAATGAATTTTTTCATAATCTTTTTTTGTATAAATATTATGATTAATACAATTTATTCATCTTTTTTATTATCATCCAGTATTTTAATATTATTTAATAACCAAATATCAAATATTAAATAATATATCCACCAATTTAACAGACTCAAAGGATAAGATTCTGGGTAAAAACTTGTCATTGCTAAAAGGTAGAATACATTTAAAAAAATGATAATTCTGATGATAAGGGATACTAATGTCATATTATATTATTTTATTAATTAATAATAACAATATTTTTTTATATATCCAATTTCTAACTCAAAATCTTATTTACATAATTCCAAGTTTCTGTTGGGACTTTACCTTTCAAATCTTCAAAAGGAGTATCATTTTTTAGAGCATCAGTATAAACACTTCTATAAGGACCACTATTATAACCAGCCAACGCTAAATCAATTCTACCATCAAATTTTTTGATTAAAAAATCCATTAGTTTTATATAAGCAGGTAGAGCATCTTTTATATTACAAGGACTACCATTACCATATGATGGCCAAGTTGTAGGCATAAATTGTGCAATACCTTTAGCCCCTGCCGAAGAATTTCTACGGCATTTAATAACATCATCACTAAAACCAGATTCTGCATATAATTGGTTTATTGCAACATCAATATCTAGTCCAATTCTTTCAACATCATCAACAAAATCATTGTAATCTATATCATTTTCATCTAAAACTTGTTTAAATTTACTTTTTACATTACTTGAACTAACAGAACCTGGAGATTTTAATGATGAATATATTTCATTTTCAGATTCTTCTTTTGAGATTTCTTTTGTTTTTTTATATTCAAGATTTTCAAAATCTTTATCTTTTATATTTTTATCTTTTACTAGTTGAATTAGTTTTTCTTTAGTTTGATTATCAAAATTACCGCTACTTTCTATATTATTTTTTTCTTGAAAATCTTCAATGGCTTTTTTTGTTTCAATATCATATTTTCCAGTTATACCATATTCAGGTTTTAAGAATTTTAATAATTGTAATGAAACTTGAACCAATTTAATATCCTTGTTATACTCATCCTTTTTATCTACATCATACTCTAATCCTTCGTATAAAAATAAACTCTTTTTCTTTACAATATAATTTTCGTTAATTTTTTCTAATCCATCAATTAAATCATTCTTTAATGATGAATCAGATTTACCAAATAAAAATTGGTATGGATTTGAAACAAAATTTTTTAATTTATCAAAGAATCCTTCATCTTTATCTTTTTTTGTTGATTTCACAAAATCTGTACTTCTACCAATATAATCTTCTACATAATTTGCCATCTGTATATGTCTATTAGCTGATGGATGTGTACCATCCGATGTCCAAGTAGTGTCACCTTCTATTTTTGGAATAATTACAGCTCCAGTTATATTTTTCAAATATTTTTGAAACTCAATCATATTTTCACGTCCTTTTTTCATACATTTACTATCACAATACGATGTTGGTTTCATATTTTTAGGCATTACACTTTCAGCGTCATACCCAATAAAAAGATATGGTGTACCACCATTTTCTTTAATTAAATTCACCATTTGTTGAATATTATTAAAAGCTGTCTCTTTACTTAAATTATTAAACATATCATTTGTTCCACCATATATAAAAACTTTATCATAGTTTTTATCACTTAATTCATTTTTCAATTCACCCAACATCCAATCGGTTGTTTTTGCTACTTTTGCGATATGTTTCACATTCCAATCTGGGTGTTTTTTTTCTAAAACATAATTCCAAGTAAACCCAAGTCCATCACTTAAACTATCCCCAATAAATAAAACATTTGATTCATCACTTTCATTTTCTGAAATTAAGTTGATTATATTTTTTAATTGGGATTCTGTAATTTTAATTTTCATAATAATTTATTTGTAATATAAATATTTATTTAAAAAATAATAATGTTATGAATAAAAATATTGATAATTTAATTAAAAAAATTTTAAAAGAATCAATAAATCATCCAATGAAACTAAAAACTTCTTGTATGATTTCTGAAGATTTGAAATATCATTTGGATAATGGAATTACATTAAATGAAAATGTATTCAGAATATACTCCGATAAATACTTTAAATTAATAAATGAAGTTAGAGAATTATATTATACTAATAAAATTGATTTAAATAATGATGATATTTGGTTAGTAGAATCTGATTTGGGTAAAAAAGTATTATTGGAAAATGGTGATGAAATTTGGTTGGACGCCCCAATGTATGAAGAAGAAGTTGAAGAGTTATTATTTGAAGCAAAACATCATGGTAAAAATGTTAAGTTAAACTCTCCATTCAGAACATCTGGAGGACCCAAGAAATTTGCAGTATATGTTAAAACACCAAAAGGAACAATTAAAAAAGTAACATTTGGTGACCCAAATCTTAAAGTAAGAAATAGAAATCCAAAAGCTGCTAAATCATTTAGAGCAAGACATAATTGTGACCAAAAAACAGATAGAACCACAGCTGGGTATTGGTCGTGTTCTGTTGGTAGGTTTGCAAAAAAATTAGGTTTGAAAAGTAGTAGATCATGGTAAATAATTTCCCATTTCACCAAGAAATAATAGAAAATAAAAAAGTTCGTACATTCAATCAGGATGTTGATGATGACGAACTTAAATGGCATAGAGATAGAGAAGACAGAATTGTTGAAATTGTCCAAAGTGAAGATTGGTATCTACAGATGGACAACGAATTGCCCACCAAGTTGATTGTTGGGGAAAAATATTATATTCCAAAAGGAATATACCATCGTGTAATTAAAGGTATTGGTAATTTAAAAGTTATTATTAATGAAATAATATAAATTATTTATTATAACGTTTA